TCGTCCAAAGTGATAGGTATATACTTGCCAGTGCCGGAACTGGTGTCAATATACTGTTGAAAGTTTTGTGCAGACTCCCGTGACGCACAACACATGCGTCGTTCAGTTTGCGGACTCAAATAAGTGTGAGTCCATGGTGCCATACAAAGTGTATCGGGTTTATTCATTTTCTAATACGTCAAATAGTGTACCATAGAAATACCAACTAAAGTCATCGTGGTCTACATAATCATTGCCTAGTTTGCGATAAACAATATTGAGCCAATGCCATTTGCCATGTATGTCTTTAACAGGGCGCCAGGCGTACCATTCCTTCCAGGGCCTTTTTCGTATTTGCACATCAAGATATCTTCGACTTTTCCAGGCTTTCATTAATATCCCATAGCTTGTGCAATTTCCGGATGAGTGTTGGCAAAGTTTTCTTTTCGTCTTTGATCCAGGCGTTTCATTTCTCGTACAAACTTTTTACCATCGCTGGTAGGACCGTTTTCAATAAACTTGATAATACGATCAATTTCAATTTGATGGCGAGGAATAAACTTACCTGCACGTAGTTTATCAATAACCAATTGTTTTGCTTCTGCTGTCATTTCGCCAATGTTAAAATGCCTTGGGTCATGTAGCATGTTAAAGTAATCATAGTTGAAGTTTTGTTCTGCGATCCATGCACACAGTTCTTCTAAGTAATAGACATTTTGTGTATTAATAGTCAAGCATACTTGTAGAGTAATGTTGCTGTTACGCTCACGCATTTCACGGAACTTTTGTATGTTGGCATTTACTTCATCCCACTTAGCACCCGAGCGTTCCAATTCAAAACGATCACCTACGTTGTCAATACTAAAAGCAATTTCTACTAATTCAAATTGCCGCCATAGTTGCTCTGCATCTTCGGGCCATTGTGTGCCGTTGGTGTTGTAGTGTATCTGTTGATGCTTTGAATAACCTTGTTCAGCACTATACTGCAACAAATCAAAGTGTTCTTGAATCATAAAAGGCTCGCCACCTGTGAAATCAAAGTAACGAATACTAGGTAACTGCTTACGCATGTTATCCCAAAACACAGGACTCTTACGTGGCCATTCACCTTGTTGCATAAACACCTTGGCAATATGTGTCTTACGCTGTTCGTAGGGAACGTTTTGTAAATCTTCTGTGGCCCATTTACTGCTGGACCAGGATCCGCAAGTACGGCATTTAATGTTACAAATGTTACCTAGCTTTAAGTCCACATACATCATACCACTAGGCTCGGCACTAGTAAAGTCAATTAGGGGTATCAAGGGTTTCATTTTCTTGATACTGTTGATACGCTTACTTTGACGTCCAGCGGCTTCTTCGTCCCAACAACGTTGACATGCCTCAGGCTTTTTACCATCAATAAACTCTTGGCGCATGTCACGCATGTAATCACTGTTGTATATTTCTTCCAGTGTGTCTGTGTTTAGGTTATACTCTGTACCATCTGGTTTGGTAATATGACCTAGTGCCAAACAGCAAGGACGAGCCGAACCCACTGGGCTAGTTTCTACACTAACCCAAGGAAGCATACAGATATTAGCGTTTGGCATATGGCTCCAAGTCTTGTAATTCAGGGAATACTGCAAAGAAGTCTTCGCTACGTACACGGTCAATTAAGTTATTAACTTCAAAAAATTCGCCCAACAAATGACTGCTGTCATTCTGCATCATAAAGTTAATAATACCTTTATAGCCATTGGTGGCACGGGTTAATGTATCCAATGGTTCCAACCAAGCGATATGCTCTTCAAGTTTTTGTTTGGCCTTGTGTTTTAATCCAAATGGTAACACGTCCACACGATATCTCAATGGATGCTGTAGCATATTGATGTTCCAGTCCATTGGACGCACTAGGCCCATGTCAACCCACTCACGGTGGAAGTCTGGCAGATGCAGTACGTTAGTCATGCTTACTGTGCTACTAACATAAAAGTCTACGTTGGGGCAAATCTTAAGCATACGTTCACGATTCTCAACTGTTTGCTTCCAGTCCTGTCCTTTGCGAATATACTCGCCACGTGCATAACTAGCATCAAGACTAGCACCGACACTAACGCAATCAAACAGTTTCCACAGTTCCATTACGTCTTGGCCTTTAAACTTCATTTCGCTGAAGTTTGTGTTGTAAATTAAACGTACATGAAACATTTCACGGTCCACAAGTTCACGTAGAACTTTGTAGTGCTCTTCCATAATAAGTGGTTCTCCACCTGCCCAGTAAATCTGTTCAAGATGCGGAATGTGTTCTTGCATTTGATCCCACATGTCATGTTTGTCCTTGCCTGCATACATAAACACCGGGTGTTTTGGATCCCAACCAGCGGCTACTTCATCACGGTGCCAACTTGAGCTAAAGATGCTACCACATGTACGGCAAGCAAAATTACAAATATTACTAAAACGTATATCATAATACCGTAACTTAAAATCTTCGTAGGTTCCGTCTTCTTTTGTGTCATCTACTAGTCCAATCAAATGTCCAAAGTTTTTGTTGGCGCTGTTACGCATACTAAACAGGCCACTGCGTTCTTGTTCGTAACATTTGGTGCACTCTTTACAATCTTTATCTGCTAACATACGCACACGCATGTTTTTGTAAGGAGCCTCGTTCCATACTTCTCGCATGGTCTGATTACGTAGATTGCCAATTGGATAGTCTGGCTCGCTCAAGCAACAGGGATAAGCACGACCATCAGGAAAGGCATGCATGTGTATCCAAGGAATCATGCAGAAGTTGTCGCTTTTAATCAAGCGATCTGCTTGATCCTCACGCAATTCGCTTTCTTTAATATAGACTGGCTTGCGTTGTCCGTAATTGTAATTTTCGTAATAGTTTTCTAATTTGTCTGTCATAATTGTGTGTACCAGTCTGCTATAGCAGGAAATGTTTCTGTAAAGTTTTTACCGCGGCGTTGATCGTACTGTGTGTAAAACTGTTTAAAGTCTCTTTGTAACAAAGATTGTTCTGCGGCACCAGCATGTGGAGTCTTGACAATATCAAGATAGTCAATCAATCGCTGTAATTGATTTAACTCGTACTCGTGGACGAACTCACTTGTGCTGTGCGATTCGTGCCAGGCTTGTAATCTATTTTTGTAAATGGTTCGTAATCCGTCTGGCAATACCAGCGGTGATTGAAAACTCGGGAACCTTAAAATATTTAGCGAAAAGTTAATACTGTCTTTGCCGTATACAGTTTTCCAGTTGTGTACTTGAGTAAGGAACTGTGTTAGGCTATCTAAGCATAATGCGTTGATTGTACACATAACATGAAGTCCTCGAAACTTTTTACTAACCAATAAACGTTCGACATTATTAACCCAATCAGAAAATACAATACCATCACGAATATATTCAGATTGTACACCCATTGATTCATTACTGGTATACAAATCAACTGTCACGCCCTCTACTGCATCTAACAAACGATCAATATCGACCTGTGTACCTAAGTTACTGTTAATGGCTAATCTAGTTTGGCTTCTTCCTTGGTTTTGTTTGAACCAGTTAAGCAACTTCCAGGTTTCTCCTGACATGAGAGGTTCTCCTCCCGTGATTCTAAGCTCTTTAAGAGTTCTGTGTAGGTCTGACTCCCACCAGGCATGGAAGGCATCCACATAAGGATTCGTATCGCCAAAACGATACAACTGAGCACTATCGTGAGCGTGAGTGAAATGACCACGGCCGTCACTGTTGAGGCCAGTGTAAGGTCCGTTGCGTTTAATGTCATTGACCCAAGTAGTCGAAAAAGCAGGATTGCAATAACTACAAGCAAACTGGCAAGTCCTATCAAAAGCAATTTCCAACGTTTGGAGGTTAACATCCTCATTGTTACCAAGATTGAATGCATGATCTAAATCCTCATCACTATAAATTACAGTTTTATAAACACGATCACTAATGTTTTCGCGACCAATATCTTCAATTTTCCAGCAGTATTCACAACCAGATGGACGACTACCTTCTCGCATCATAACACGCTCAATTTTCTTTTGAGGTGTATTATGTAATGCCTTGGGATTAGCTGTGACAACATCTACGTCTACTTTGTGCGGTAGAGGGTGATGGCAACTTGTGGTCATACCAGAGCCTAGCCAAATAGTAGCATTGTACCATTTTGCCCCACAAAAGCTCGCTGACTTGATATCAATTACTCTGCGTTTATATTCTAAGTCTGTTTCGTTATCTTTACGTGGCATACCAATAATCTTTAAATTCTGGGTTAACGTCTAGTACGCTAACACCTCTATGTTGGTCTCTTAGATTAACAACAGAAATCATTTCCATCCATTGATCATTAGAGTATCTACTATTATACAATGTTTTGATTAATCCGTCAAGTCCGGAAACCATATTATAATCTATTTTATTTTTAACTGCATTGAGTCTAGCCATTGCTGTTAGTACCAAATCATTTGGTAAATTAGTAGCTTCAAATATTTTTGGTTCAGTTAATACGTCCAGCAACACAAACAGTTTGCGTTGATTGGCCCATTCCAATAGTTTATCTAAATGCAGTACATTCAAATTTTGAACACAAGTATTCAAAAATACATTTGCGTTTGGCAATGTTTTGGCTAACGCCAATGCACGTTCAATATCTTCCCAATTACTAGGAAAACGTATGTAATGGTTTAATTGGTCAACAGCATCTATACTACAACTAAACTTGATGTGTTTAAACTTGGCCAGCACTTGCATGATCTCAGGAGTAACTTTAGTTAAGTTTGTATTAAACAACAATGTGATTTCTTGGGCACGAGATTTGGGTATGTTCGCTAATAAATCTTTAATCCAAGGGACCATAAATGGTTCTCCACCACGTAGTACTGCACTGTCCAATGTTTCAAACAATTTAGTTATAGTAGCATGGCTGTGCTCATTCCACTGATATTGCTGTTGTGTATCGGGTATACCAAACAATACTACATTCTCGTTGAGTAATTGACTACTGTTTTGACTACTACACATCATGCATTTTAAATTGCACAAGTTGGTGATCTGAAATTCCCAATCACGTGGCACAGCATCTGCTTGTGTGACTATTCCAAATTGTTTATTGCTATGCCGCCTAAAACTTGTTGCACCCATAGACTCTTGTCTATCACAGCGTTCACACTCAGTTAGTGTATTGCCGGCTAGCATGTTAAGACGTAAGTAGTTCATGTACGGACTTTGCCACCAATCCTCGACAGTGTCTTGATTGATATTATATTCTGTGCGACCAGTAAAGTTTGACTCAGGTACTGCACGACAACAGAGTCTAAACTTGCCGTTGGTCTCTACTAGACTATGCACAAAAGGTCTAACACAGAATTTATCGTTGGGCATGATATCTACATTCCTTCCAGAATTCGACCATGCTAGGGAAAACAACTTCAAACTGTTTTTGATGTCGTTTATCGTATTCGTTAAAGAATCTAAAGAAATCAGCACGTTGTTGTTTAATGTACAAAGGATCTAAGTTTTGTCCTTCACGCATCCATGCTATATCACGACGTAGTCTTTGTACTTCGTAATCCTTAAATCCTTGAAATGGCTTGTCGGGCGTTTCTAAATGCAGTTCCATCCAATCAGCAATATGCTCTAATCTATCTGCATACACAGGTGGAAGTATTTGTAAACTCTGCCAACTAGGTGTGCGTAACAATGGAGTGTCAAACCAAACTCGTTGATATGTTTTGCTATGTGTTTCTCTAAGGCCCAGTATCCATTCCAATAAGTTTTGCAGTCCAATAACACTAAGGTTGTTCATAGTAATAATAAAAGTTAAACTGTTTCTATGCGGAGCTTCGTGCAAATATCTATTGACGTTATTGGTCATGCGTTTATAGTTTAACCCAGCACGAATATACTCTGCATGGGAATCTACGCCTGTATCAACACTTACATACTGCATAAAATGTTCAATTTGTGTGTTGCACAAAGCCTGCACATATCCTAAATACTTGTCAAATAAACTTTGTTCTACGCTGAAGTTACTGGTTACATTTAAGTGTAAATCGGGCTTGGGCAATGCCAGCACATAGTCAAACACCTTATAGGTATTCTTATCCATTAGTGGCTCGCCACCAGTCATACGAAAATGTTTTAGCTTAGGGTAAAGGTCAGGCCACCATTGCCAAAAAGCTTCAACATATGGATTAGTATGGCTATGAGGAATAGGCTGTTTGCGACCAGTAAAGTATACAGGATCGTTATGAACAGTCGATGTTGGGTATCCTCCAAACTTTTCCACTTCCGCTTGCCAAGTGCTACTAAATTGTGGACTACAGTAAGAACAACTAAGATTACAAGCGTGATTAAAATTAACTTCGACATAACTAGGGATAACATCCTCTTCTCCTGTGCTGTTTACAATGGTATCAAAATGTTCTGCGGCCCACGGCTCACCTGAGCGATAATGACGATCGCTTAACTGTCCGTGTTTTTCTATGTTCCAACAATAACTACACTCGCCGGGCTTTTCATTTTTAAGCATGATAACACGCTGTTGTTTCTTGTATGCTGTGTTATGTAGTGCACCAGGATTATCACTTAGTGGTTCTGGATCAATATAGTGCAACGGTGGATGATAACAACTGTTGGTTAATCCTGTGGGCAGGTGTAAACTAACCTGCTGCCATTTGGCCAAACAGAGTGCAGGACCTAACTTGTCCTTCATTTCTTCTGCAGATGACATGAATACGCTTTTAGACATTGAATTCTTCTTTAATCTTTTTAAAAGTTAACTCTTTAAATACCTGTTGATTGTGTTGTAATACGGGTTGCATGTCTTGGTACATAGCATTGATTTCGTTTACAGTTTTACTGCCAATATAGTCTATAACATTTTTAAGTTCGTACAATCTTAATGCTCCGCCTGCGGCATCGTACTCTTCTGACCAATATTGATCAAATGTTTTAAATCCTAGACGCTTTAGATTTTTCAAATATCCTATAGGTCCTTGTACTACAAAAGGAGTACAACTAATAATAGATCTCCAGGTTTTTTCTGTTGGGAAAAATGTTTGTCCTGTGAAATAAGTTTCGCAAGCTACGTCTAGGAATATTTTGTCGTATTGTTTTATAACATCGAAGTTCTGAGGACACAATATAGGGTAGGTCGTATTATTACCAATTGGGCTAGCTTTAACTAAATTGGCTATTTCATCAAGACGACCGATATTGTCTAGCTCAGGTAACAATCTATCAATGCCTAAGTTGTCACGATGAAAGTCACTACGATAATCATAGTGAAATGTAATTGTACTACGATCTCGGTGATCATTGTAAAGCAAACTGGTTAGCCACAATCTAAAACTGTTACTGCGACCAATAAAAATGCCAAAATGTTTTTCAATGGTTTTGTTGGCTATATACTTTAACTGTTGCCCTTGGCGTATTTCTACTAGACCATTTACATCAACGGTCATTGGCCATTGACTGGTATCTTCTAGGACATTACAAGTTCTAATATGAAACTTTTCCTTGGGCCAGCTAAACACCCGACACAAACGTTCTAATTTGGGAATTAAGTTTAAACTTGCTAAACAAGGACCTTCCCCATTTAAATCAATGGTAACTTGCTGTTGCTGGCTGGCTTCGATGATTAGATCAACAATGCGATCATCATAGTTCCATACCAATCCATCAGAAGTTTCTAGTTTAATCATCTAGTAACCAGTCTAGTTTTGGACCGCCACGATTAGGGAAGAAGTCAGGACGAGTACCACGTCTGCGAATATCGTTAGTTAAACAATGCATGCCGCCATCCCAGAAGTTACGGCAACGGAAGTTAAAGGCATGAACAGTAATACCACGCTTGGCTAGAAACTCAAACAATTCTTGATCTTCACCTACACTGAGAATATTCTTTTCGTCAACAATTAGTAAATTAACATCAAATACTGTTTCTTTAAAACTACCAACCCAATCTTGTGCTTTGGTTTGAATATGTGTGGCAAACTCTTTGTTGGCACCAATCTTGGTATCAGGAATATGCCATTGATGAAATCCTGTGCCCATGTTAAGTGGCTTCTTGTGGCTAGGATCTGTTAGGCTGTAAATTTCCCAACCCGGAAATGTTTTGTTATAGCTGTTCTTGTAGTGTGTTGTAAGTATCAAGCCTTCCTGCACAGGGCAGAATACACAATCACTATGACCATCAATCATACTGATGTGTAAGCGATAGTCCTTAGCTAGTTCTACCAGTGGTTCACAAGCGATACCAAACACATGCTCATGGTAGATATAGTCAAAGTAAATGTCCTGGCCCATACGCACCATACAAGGCGGACTAATGGTTGACCAGGGGCCGTCGCTGATCTCATGCACTGTGCTACCGCTAGCCTTGTAACGATCCAGTGCATTACGCCAAGGATCTACCCGAAACTTATTTCGTAAGTGATATAAGGTATTGCCTAACGCAAGGGTATCATCGCGAGAGGCCACAACAGGTTTGAGGAGATTACCATTACTGTCGATGCAGTCGTCAATGCTGTTATACACAGGACGTACAACGTTAACTCCAAGCTCTTGTAATTTCTTTTCAATCTTGCTAAGATCATCTTTAGTCCATTCTGTGATTGTATGAAATGCATCTTTAACTGCCGAGGGCATGTGATCGTAGTAGCTAGCAGGGTAAACATCGCCCAGCCAAACTTCTTCTAGTGGTTGAAATCCGCAATGACTATTAACTATACTCATTCTCTTACCATTGCTCCTTTATTCTTAAATTGACTTTTGTAGTGATGCTTAAAGAATTTGCTTTGTTCAGGATCCATATCTACAATAGGTAAATCCAATCTTGTTTTTAGTATTTCGCCTATAGATTTGCAATGGTCCAACGACAAATCATCGCTGTTGTATTGTTGCCAAAGATCTGCAAGACTATCAAAATTTTGCACTTGCTTATAATCCCAATTTTCTAACATGGTTAAGTATGTTCCGAGTCTAGCACCATACATAGCCCAGAATCCATTGTCAACATCCGATCCTACGCTTTGCCAAATGCACAAATGATCATAGTTGCGATTATGCACACGTTGTTCGAAGTCAGTAAGTGACGGACGACTACCGCGGTCCAAACACATCTTGACACCTTCACGGAATCCGGCACGCCATGCTTGAAAAGCTGTGGCATTAGGATATGTAGTTGAGTAGCAGTCGTTCATTGACCAGTAATTGGGATAAAAACAAAATTCTACATCATTCTCTGCTGTGCCATCTGTGGCTTCATGTGTACGCATGGTATTGACAAACTCTTTGGTCCAACAGCTCAAGCCTCCATTACCATACATAAGACCATTGACAACATTACGTGCCTTCCAACGAAACACGCAATTACGATTTGTGTCGTCTAGTTCAAGTTGTATGTTGAAAAATTCAGGATCGGGTATATTATCCCCATCAATAAGAACAAAGCGATCAGTGTCGCTGGCATCGGCAGCGGCTTTATGTGCCGCATCTGATCCTTTTACTCCGTCTACACGTTTAGCCCACGGAACCATGTTTTGAATATGAATCCAAAACTCTTCTTTCTTAGGTTCGTCGTAGGTTAAAAAGATGCAGTCTAAATCTGCTATGTCAATTATTTCTGTCATAGTACTCTATGTTGGTATATTCTTCGTTGGGCTCAATGGGCAAACTGGCATGCCCTGCTACTACCGGCATACCAGATGTACTCTTACGTAATTGTACACGAAATGTAGTGGATTGGTCAAGTGATTCCAACTTACCATTTACCACCCGGTAGTTGTAGTTGGCACGATCATATATATCTTTTGGAATAACAATATAATCTCCGGTTGGGTGGTTGTGGCTGCTCATAGATACGGGTTTTCCATTTGTATCGTAATACAAACGGTATTCTAATACCACTGGTAGCGGCGCCTTAAACTCGCGTATTGCTTGTTCTAATTCTTTGCTCATAGTATTCGATTAACTCATCTGTGGCAAACTCTTTATGGTAGTAATGCACAGGACTGTATTGATTTAAATTGTTTATGCGGATCATGTTGTTGTCAACTTCGCTAACTGCATAATTGGTCCAGGGGTTTTCATCAGACCACCCTTGTATGCCGGATTTCATATGCACAAAGTTAAAGAAATCTAAACTGGGAATTGTATATTCTTCGCGACCTAGTATGTGTGCTGTTATCGCATATACTAAATCTGTACTGATTACTGTATCTCTACAATTTTTTAACGTTGTTTGAACTGTGTCCCAATTTTCAAATATATGTTCTGCTAGGCTAAAGAATCGACTGGCTTCTTGACTGTATCTAAAATACATCAGTCCGTTGTATACATCTGGCAATTGATTGTCGTCGAAGACTCTGCGATACTTACGCACAGAACTAGGTAATTGCCAATAATTTTTACAACCTGTGCTTAAAGCTAGATTTTTTAAACGTAGTGCAGTCCACCAATGACTGGTGTCACGAGTGAATAATAAGTCCGACTCTACCTTTATCGTTTCTTTATAAGGGGTAAGTCGGAATACTTGTGATTCTCGTCTGAAGTTAGTTTCGCGATCACTAACACCGCCGCTATCGCAAGTAATAATATGGCTGAACACATCAGTATGCCTAGCATTTACTTTCTCCCGTGTTGCTGGATCAACAATAACCGAAACGCTTGCGTTAGGTTGTGTTGTTTTAATATTTAGCGCCTGCAGGTAAGCTAGTCGTAAGTAATCAACATCATCTGTGTTGATCGCAAATGTTACAAATCCTTGTCCTTGTTTATTCATTAACTGCTTGATCCACTAATTGTTTAAACTTACTGCTGATTAAAAACTCTTTGCTTAGTATGTGTAAATTTTGCTTGGGCAAAACATAGGCCTTGGTATCATCTTTAACTACAACATGAGTATTGTATTTGATGTCAGCTATCGGGCCAGCAAAGGTGGTAATTGGCCAAGGTGCAAAAGTATCCAACGACAAACTATATCCGTTTATAATGTAGTGTGCAATTGCAAAGGCATAATCATTGCGGTAATTACTTTCTTGAATATTGTACAATAACTTGTAGTATCCGTAGTTGCGTTGTATTTTGCCCACTAGATCAAAAAACATTTGGCTTCGAGTGCTTTTACGAAACAGTACCGCTGTGGCCCATACATATGGCAAACTGTGAGGGCCCATTACCCAAGGTACATTAGGCTTGTTTACATATTGATTTTTATTAAACAACAAATAGTCAAATTCAGTTTTAAATAACTTTAACAGACTGTTGTCAAATATCAAATAGTCCGAGTCTAATAAAATAGTTTCGTCATAGGGGCTGGCCGCATAGGCCTCGTGCCGGCCCAAATTTTTCCACTCAACAAATGTGCCGGTGTCTGAACTTAGTCTACGGTTAACTGAATTTTGTTGTGTAGTAACAATAGTAGTCGGTAGTCCAAGAAATTTTTCTACCAGTCTGGCATTTTGTTCAGCTATGCTGATGTAGTCAGTTTCTTTGGTATTTGTGGCAAACATCACCACACCGCGACTAGGCTTTGCGGATTTTACGTAGTTCTGCATGCTGTTCATTCCAGTCATTCATAACAGCCGAATAGTGTTGTTGTGCTTTTACTAGAAATACTTTTGTGTTGTCAATGCTAATTGGGTTTTGATAAACATCTTCTAAGAACATCCATTCCACAGGCCAGGTAGCCACAAATGCCAGCAACTCCGGTGTTATTTTAAACAAGCCACCGTTATAAGGCATGTGAAGTTCCGTTTGAATCTTTTCACGCAGTATCTGTTTGTTGGTTTGGTAATCTGTGGCCAAACGAATTTGGTCTACTAATTGATTTAGTTCACTCATTGTGATAGTATAACAGAAAAATAGAAATTAAAAAAGCCCGTCTAGCGGGCTTTTTGTTCAGTTTGGTAAAATTAACTGATGGAAACTGTGCCCCAGCTGTTGCTTAGGTTAGTTTCTTCTGGTGGACGTACTGTGATATTGGTTGTGATGTTTAGGTTCAATGTATCGTTAAAATCGCCTTGTACTGGACTCACTGCACTAACCGCACCGTTACCGTTACCGTTGTAACCACCTGTGGTCCAGGTAACTGCTGTATTAGTATCTGCGGCTGTATCGTTGAAGTCTATTGTAAATACAACCACGAATCCTTTATCACCATACAATCCTTGAGGAATTGACACGTGACCTGCTCTAACACTAAGCGTTATAAGGTTGCCGCCGTAGTCTGCTGTTCCGGATGCACTAGTTAATGTTAACATTGTTTGGTTAGTAGTTGTTAATCCCCAGTAACCAAGACTAGTGTTACTGGCGGTTACTGTTCCACCGCTACCGCCACGAGCATTAAAGTTAGGACCAAATCTATGGCTAGCCAATTTGGATCCAATTAATCCGACCCAGTCATCGCCCTTTGAGCCACCACGTAGGTTTGAACCGCTCATTGTAAGAACTAACTGACCGCCCGAATTAAAGAAATAACGAGCCTGGTCTGCACTAGCAAAAGTTGCTGTGCGTACAATTTGAAAAGTAGTTGGCTGTGCGTTTAGACTGTTAACGTTCCAGTTACTAGTCCAACCGGTTCCGTTGTAATCACTGCCACTGCTATTGAATGTTAAACGATTGCTGAATGCTGTACTGATATTAGAACTTAGTGTTGACAAGTAGGAAATAGTTGCGCCTGTTGTCGGCAATGTAACACCTGACCCGGTGCCTCGCTGATGAGTTAAAATACTGTTCAATCGAGTTAACAAAGTTGCCCACTGAGTGGCTGTAACGGATTGTGTGCTTGACCCAGACACTGTACTTAATGTTGTACTTTGGCCGTATCCTTTGTCACCTGTGCCGTTGCCCCAAATAGTATTAATGTTAGCAGTACCGTGGTCGACGCTTGCTCCGCCTTGGGCAAACGTATTGTAGTCTACCGCTTCAATTAAGCCACCTGATGAATATGACATACTCTTTTCCTATTATGAATTCAATTTAACAATGGCTTCAATTACACCTACGCCACTGCTTGTTTTATTTGTTAACGCTCTACCTATCACATTCCACGATGAAATTTCATCGCGAGATGCGGCTCTAGCTAATCCGTTGCCGGCACTTACCAAGCGATCACCTTTTTTAACTGTACCAATTACATTAACTGGGACACGACCGCTAACTGCAACCGGTGGATGTGTTTGATTTGAGCCAGCACCTGCATTCATTAAGTAGGCTGCATTAGTACTTATGACGCCAAACACATTTTCGCTTAATTCTTCAGCTACTTTGGTGATTTCTTTTAATCCGCCTAGCTCAACCACTGTTCCGGGCGGGCACGGACTGTCAATTTCAAAACGTTCTGCCAAGTCAGCGTATAATGCTTGACTTGATGTACCAGTTACGTTACCAAAAAAGTCACGGCTCCAAACTGCACTAAATCTGTTGGTAGTATTACCGAATGTGTAAACGTTGCTAACCAATGGTGCAATATTACCAATAACAGCGTTATTTCCGTCACGACGTAGTGCGGCACCAGATGTTGTTGTTGCAACTAACTGATTGTCGACGTATGTCTTCATACTGCTGTTTGATGCTGTATCAATTGTATCAACGTATGTTTTCATACTGCTGTTTGAACTGACAGTATAGTTTACACTAAATGTGTTTGCGGCGTCAACATATTGTTTTGTCGCAACGCCCAAACCAGTTGTTGGGTCAGCACTAAGAATAATATTACCGTTTGAGCCAGATAGTGTTAGAACTTTAGTGTTTACGTTATTAACTTTAACCCAGAAGTTCATGTCGTTACCGTTAACCGAGCTGGTAATGTTTGTACTACCAGTTGTAGAAGTTAACTGCAAATCGTTGCTGGCACCAATTGTTAAACCACTGTTGTTTGAAATTGTTTGTGCTGTAGTAAATGGATTTGTGCCATTTAGTCTGGCGTAAGTTGCTGCCGAAATACCGCCTAAGTTTTCTGCATTGTCAGACGCACCCCAGTACTTTAGGCCCGAAATATCGCTACTTAGGTTAAAGCCAGGCTTAACTGTAGTGAAACCAGGAGCTGTATTAGCTACTAGTGGGGCAAACGCGGCATCTTTACTAACAATAGCAACCAACGCATTACTTACATAAATCTTAACTACAACGTGAGGGCTAGCACTACTGTCCGCAATAACGTCAGCTACCGCACCAGACTGACCGGCTGTAGCCGTAAACGCCGGGCCAATGGTAACCCAAGTTGTTCCCGAATATACTTTTAACTGGCTGTTAACTGTGTCCCACCATAAGTCGCCCACAACAGGTTGACTTGGACTACCAGCACTAGCCATGGCGCTGGAAATAACTTTCCAAATACTACCTTGGTAAACTTTTAATAATTTGTTGCTTACGTCCCACCATAGTTGCCCTTGAATTGGATTTTCTGGGCTTGTGGTTTTGCTGAAATTCTCCAATAACTTAACAAAGTTTTGATTTAGGAAAACACCGTAGCCCGGAAAGTTTTTACCAACAAGAGTTAAACTGGTGGAAGTAGTATTGGTTGTACCGTCTTGAATGGTTGCAAGTGTACTTCCGTCAGTTTTTGTAATTGTATATGCCATTTTCTATAGAACTCCGGTCTTTTCTTTATTTATCTATTTAATTACTGGTATTTGAACCAAAAATCACCGTCAGATCCTGTACCAGAATCTGGGTCAACTGTGCTTACGTATTTTCTACTACCTTGCCAGAATGTGTTTGTACCTTGAATTTCTGTGCGTACAAATCCTGTAGTAGCTATTTGTGTACTGTTTGTGCCAGCTGATGCTGTGGGTGCAGTTGGTGTTCCTGTTAACGCTGGACTAGCAATATTAGCTCTTAGGTTAATTGCACTGGTTAAAGTGCTGTCCCTGTCATCTAAGTAGTTCTTTAATGCAGTATTAGCAGTAACAATAGCGGCATTAGCCGCTGTTACGTTTGCTATCATTGCAGAATTTAGGGTATTAACATAGTTAACTACTGCTGTGTTAGCAGTAACAATAGCGGCATTAGACGCTGTGATATTTGCTCTTAAACGACCAATTTCAATGTTGGCCGCTGTTACGTTAGCTACCATTGAATTAATATTCAATCCAACGTTGGCATTAATTGTTGTTACGTTTGCTGATAACGCTGTAAACAAGTTAGCTGTTGCACTATCTGCATACTGTTTTGTTACTACTCCTAAATGTGTAGTAGGATTTGCTCTAACTGCTACTTCAGCAATGTCATTGCGAATCGTCATAATTGGGCTAGTAATAGGCACTCCCATTACTGTGTCGCCAATATTACCGTAGAATATTACATTACCGCTACGATCTGTGTTGGTAATAATTGTATTGTAAGTGCTGGACTCAATAGCAAACACACCACCCTGATAGATACCGCCGTCTAGTGTTAAATTACCATCTGTTCCTGCGGTTAGATTTGCAGAAATGGTGTTGTCTTTGTCTGTTCTTAAGTATGTTGCTGGTGCTAGCCCGTCTAAATTGTCAGCGTTACTAGCAGTACCGTAGTACTTGTGATAACCAACTTGACTTAGTGTTATGTTATAGCCTGGCTTAACTGTTGCAAATCCCACAATTGATGGATTTGGCGTAAATGTTGAATCTTCACTGATAATAGCATACAAATGACCGTTAGCATACAAACCAACGCAAGTATGTAAGTTAGCAATTGTATCATTTATAACTAAAGTCTTTGCTCCACTGTAGCCTTGCTTCTTACTAAAGTCTGGCCCAACTGTTACCCAATCGGCGCCATTGTAAATTTTTAATTGATCGTTGTCTTGGTCAAACCACAAGTCTCCAAGGTCTGACGCATCAGGTTCTACAAAACTTTCTGTAGTAATAGAGATTTTTCGGAAACTGCCATTTCGCTTTACTTTAATGGCTTGATCTGTGGTGTCGTACCAAATTTGCCCTTCTAAGCTGCCGCGAGGTTCTAAATTATTAGCAAAATGTTCCATTAAACGAACTAAGTTTTCGTTTAGTATTTCGCCGTAGCCGGATCTATTGCGTCCCGGTAATAATAGTTGTGTGGTGTTATCTAGTGTACCATCCTCGATGTTTACTAGTACATTCCCGTTCGTTAAGTTAACTGTGTATGCCATTTTTGCCTGTCCTTATTAGTATTTAACTCTTTTTACTATTACTAATATTCGCGGCCACCTGCTGTAAAAACGGTACTCCGGGTATTATTTTATTAATTAAAACAGCAATTTCGGGTGTTAACCATTGATACAACTGTTGCTGTTCTGCTTCTGTTAACTTCTCAAAATTCTTTTCTATTTGTTCACCAGTAATCATACAGATTGCTCCTTAACATATTGTTTTTGTAATGTATTTCCAACTAGCACAATACTTCTTAGCAAGCAAAATATTGCAACCAACGCAAAGCCTTTGATTGATCCAGCCGGTTTTTTGCTAGGTCCAACTAGTCTATTCCATACACCAACTGCTTTACTTAATGGAACTCCTATTGCCATTAATGCTTTGCCGATATTATTTCCGTGTGCTCTTTTACCCATGCGGTAGGCCATTTCTTCTGCCCAAGGCTCAGCAATTTCTTTAGCCCATTCTGTTGACCATTTAACTTGACGATGCATTCTATATTCGTTGTTGCGTATCCAAGGCATAATGTTAGGACCTTTAGCTTCCATCCAGTCAACCACAATCTCTGCCCAGGCACGATATCCGTTATATATGTCTGGGTATTCTTGTATTAACTTAGCACCAAATGCTTGGTCAGCTTCGTAAATATCTTTAGGTAAGAACCCCAGTTCGTACAGCTTGGTACAAATAATCTTGCCGCCACCGCTTACACCGCCGTATCCAGTCGATCCTGTTGCGGCTCGACCTGCTATACCAAAATTATCTGAGATACTTAAAAAACTAAAAGATGGTAAAGTTGAGTTTGTTAATTCTCTCCATTCCCCGTTAACCTTAGTCCAAACGTTAGTAATTGTTCTCCATGCACCAGCATGTCTAATCCATCCTGCACGTATATCTTTGTATGCGTTTGCAATCTTAACTGATCCCAATGCCAGTGGAGTGAATATAATAACTGCTAGCCCGTCGTATCCGCTAGCCGAGTTTCCGTTGCCGTATCCATACGGACTAACCCAATAAGGAGATCCTGTACCACCTGGCGCAGTTACCCCTGCGCCAGATCCGCCGCCACCTACGTATCCACCAGTTCCGCCACCATCACCTGCGGCACCCGATCCACCATCACCACCGGGTAATCCGCCACCACCTGCACCACCTGCACCACCGTCGCCCGAGTGTCCCGCACCGTTTGATCCGGCTGTACCCGAACCAACTACACTAGTGGATCCGTTACCGCCACCGCCATATTGTCCACCACCACCACCGGCTCCACCACCGCCGGCAACTCCTGCTAAAGATCCGTTTATAACAAAAAGCGTTGCTCCACCGCCACCACCGCCTGAGCCAGATCCGCCAGAGCCACCCGATGCTCCACCAGTGCCTCCGCTAAAACTATTGTACGGTCCTAAATTTAATCTACTGGCTCCACCGTTACCTCCTCTAACGCCGCCGCCCTGGTAACCGCGTTCGCCGCCGCCACCTACATCAATCTCAATTGTATCACCTGGATTAACTGTAAATGTACCTGTATAGTACTGTCCGCCAGTGCCAGCTCCGCCACCGTAGCTATCAGTTCCGCCACCAGCACCACCGGCTCCCCAAAGATGCACAGTTACTTGGCTACTAAAGCCGTTAGGCATTGTTAGTACTCTGCGAGTGCCTGTATAGTAAAGAGTTGTTACGATTGGTGTTGTTGCCATATTTTATACGCCCGAGCCATTCATTTGACCTGGTTTAAATACCGGGTGTTCTGGCCATACTATTGCGAACGGATCTACATTATCTGTTGGTATATCACGTAGTGCTTGTCTATAGTCTGACCAAATTTGTTTTTGCTCAGGTGTGTACTTTTCCCACAAGTCAGGCAATACCATTGCATCTGCATGTGCTAGCATTTGATTCCTGGATTTTCTAACGTATGCCCATCGATCTGCTATTTTTTGCTCTAGCTCTTCGGGAGTTAGCTCTACAAGCACCCAAGTTTGATAATACTTATTATCAGCTGTGTTGTATAAAGGAGTCGATTCAACTACCTTTTGATTTACTGCCGGAACCAAATCTGTAGTAGTTGTATAGACTGGCCATACATTTAATAACTCTAGCTCTTCCGGTCCCCAGTTATTTTTTAACCCAGCAGTTAAATTTCGTGGTATTACTTCATGTCTAGTTAAGGGATATTGATTAGTTGTTCTGTCTATGAAATTCATATTTGTTATCCGTAAATTGTAATTAAAGCTCGCCCTGCGTTAGGGTTTACATCATTGGCCATTGCGCCATCTAGGACTCCGCCAACGTATCCCGATCCGCCACCAGCAGAGTTACCTGCGGCTCCACCGTACCAGCCACCACCTCCGCCAGAGATAGTGTTATATCCGTTACTGTAACCAACAGATTCACCACCTTGACCAAATCCTGAATTTTGGTTATAAATCCCGCTACCACCAGAGCTTTGTGTACCACCGCTGCCTTGGCCATTTTCGCCATTGGCATTAATACCAGTATCTCCGTTTAGTCCGCCGCCACCTGCACCGCGCCAGGTCATTCCTCTCCAGTATAATCCAGCGCCGCCGCCGCCAGCAACAATAATTCTGCTAGCAAGACTCTCTCCTGTCCTTACGTCAGTTGCTCCGCCGCCGCCACCGCGGGCTCCGTTACCACCAACACCACCACGACCGCCGCCGTTAAAGCCGCCGGCACCTGCTTCACTCCATATACCCACGTTTCCGCATACTATGTATAGTTTACCGCTGCCTGCGTAATAACCTGATGCATACCCGCCGTAGCCGCCATTGGTAGATCCTTGAGCACCCCATACTTCAATTTTAATAAATCTAGCATTTTGAAAATCAAATTCCTGTATGCCTTCACTAAATGACTGTGCAGAGGAAATAGATAACGCAAAAGATCCAGGGCCACCTGTGTTAACACCATACACTCGTATAGTATGTGTACCGGCTGTGATTCGTCGAGTTGTTGTGTGAGTACGCTGATATCCACCAGCATCTCCGGCATTAATATCTAATACAGCATTACTGTCTACAAATACGGTTCCGTAATTGTCGACGCTACCAGTAAATGAATAGTTTGCTGTTCTTGGGAAGTTTACTGTGTAAGATCTATCAAAGTAAGTTGCACCCGAACTGTCTTGCCATACTCCGTAGTTGTTTAAGAATTCGCAATATCTTCCATTGGCCGGGGCATTAAACACTGGCCCATTGGTTGAACTGGCTGTACGCAAATTAAATAATTCGGTTGACAATCCACCGGAGTAGTAATAAGCAACGGTGTCCTGGTACGCCCAACGACGTGCTGGGTTAGCACCTTCAACTGCTTGAAACGCCATTGGCGCTCTATTTGCTAATTGTTGTTGCTGTTCAAAGAACTGACTATAGCTAATCGGTCCGCTAAACGGGACTGTGGTTGCACCTAGCCCAGGATAGATAACCCCAGGTGTGCCACCAAATACTTTGTTTCTATAATAGGAACTGATACTACCGGGACCAACTCCTGGGCTGGCTTCAGTTGCAAACTCGTCTCTAATCTGAGACATCGAAATGTTGCCAGAAATTGGTAATGCCATTTTATTTTTCCAGTAGTTTTGTTACGATAGCTTTTAGATCCTCTACTTCTTTTTGTAGGGCTTGCAGTTGCTGGTGCAACGCTTTATCATTTTCAATGAATAAGCCTGCCATGTTTCCGTATGCTACACTTAATGTACCATCTGGGTTGGCATGAACTAACATTGGTAAATGCGGAAGCAACTCTTGTGCAATAACACCAAGTCCCGGCTTGCCATCTTTATCGAATGTCACACCTCTTAGGTTAGCGGTAATTGCTAAACTGTTTTTGATGGTATTGATGTTTGTTTTTAGTTTTGCATCACTGAATGCAGTAATATCGCCTGTGGCTGTAATATCACCGCTGTTGTTCCATTGTAATACCCAACCGTTACTGTTTCTATTATAGATACCGCCTGCACCTGTTGAATTTGTTAAGAAACTGTTACATTGTGCGTTTCCGCTGTCAACAAAATTAATACCTGCGTATCCGCCTTGGCTACCTTTGATACTTACTGCACCGTAACCAGAGATACTGCCTGCGTTTGCTTGGAATGTTGTTCCGTCAAACTTGGTATATCCGTTGGCCATAAAGTAGCCCTGCGTTTTAACCCAGGCTTCTTTAGCATAACCAGCAGTTGCAATGTTAGCTTTAATCGAGTTTGACTCAATCATTACATATTCTGTGCTAGCAATTTGTCTTGTGCTGGTATTCATTGGCGCTGTGTCTGCTTGTGGAATACCGGTAAAGTCTGGGCTATCGTTAGGTGCTTTAAACGATGCTATGATATTAAGATCAATTAAATCTTGCTCATGCTCATCTAGTACTGCGTTAACGTTAGCAAACTGGCTGTTGATAAGACTAACATTACTGTTGATTGCTGTGTTTATTGTTAATACATTAGCTTCAATTGTTTGATTAATAATTGTCTGTGTATCATCAACATAGCTCTTTGTGGCTACACCCAGTGGTGTAGTCGGTTTTCCACGAACGCTTACGTTACCAGTAACACCATCAATAGACAAACTGTTAACTGTTGTTCCGCCTGGTTGTGTTTGCAATACAATACCAGACGCAGAGTTATTAATTGTCAATCGATTATTAACAACCGCCATCTGTACGTTTACGTTTGCACCAAGATTAATATTTCCTAGTACAGTAACGCCTGCCGCAAAGGTTTCATTTTGGTCTTTTCGAGCATAACTTGCGGCAACTACGTTTCCTAATTGCTGTGAGTTCTTGCTTGTACCGTGAATTAAATTATTTGATACTGCTGTGCTTAAATTTACACCAGGACTGATAGTAGCAAAGCCAGCGATAGACACATTAGGTGTAAACGTAGGATCGTAACTTACAATAGCACTACGATTATTGTTGCTGTACATGCTAACAACCATGTGCTTGTTTCCGCCGGTATCATAAACAGCTTCGACTATGGCGCCACTTTTCCCATCTACTTTACTAAAGTCTGGACCAACAACTACCCAATCGGTACCGCTGTAGACTTTATATTGATCGTTAGTTGTGTCCCACCAGGCATCGCCTGCTACTAGGCCCGCAGAAGGAGCAACACCGCTGGCCACTTTGCCAGTAACCGATTTAAATCTAACTCCGTCGTATACTTTTAAAATGCCTGGAGTTGTAGATGCGTCATACCATAGTTGACCTTTTAACGGATCAATTGGTGAAACTGAATCTGAAAAATTCTCCAATAGTCTAACAAAGTTTTCGTTTTGAACTTCACCATAGCTGATGTAGTTTTTACCGATAAACGTTAAGCCACCAGCCGATTCGGTGGTGCCATCTAACAATGTTAGCAGTATTTCGCTGTTAGTTTTATTAATTGTATATGACATAGCGTATTATCCTATTGAACTTAAATTAGTTAATGTTTGTATACGCACTGTGTAGTCAATTTGAATAAGTCTGTTTAAAGATTTTTGTACAGGGTGGAAAACCACGTGTGTTAACAATTTACCAGTGGTATCTAGTCCGCTGGTACCATCAGTACTACGAGCTTTTAATCCTAGCTCGTCAAATACATATTCGCCGTCTAAACTCTGACTGTTGTCAAATGCCACTTGATCTGCTGGCTCGCCGTAGTCCAATAAACAGGTAACTAAAATGTCTGTATAAACTGTTCCCGGAACATGTCGAACTTCCATCTTATTACGCAACGGATCTGAATTGTCGCTACTGGTATCGTCAACAATTTTAGCATACGTTGGATTATACAGGTTGCTGTTCTGGCTACCAGTATTAGCTGGTAGATAACTAATAACGCCTGTTGGGTCTACTGTAGTTCCGCCGTTACCAAAGTGCATTTCGTACACAAAGCTTCGGCCTTTGTTTGCCAAGCAATAGGCAATAGCTTCAGAAATGTTTTCGTAGTGGATTGCATTACGTTTATCCACAAACACCTCCTTGGTTTCTGGGTCAAATATTTTAATATGCCCTTGCACATGAACGCCAGACGTTTCGTCAGGACGCTTAACAGGTGTTTCTACGGTATTTTGAGTATTTTCTTGCATTTTAGTATCCATTATTTCTTATTTATCAGGGCGTAAGACTGGGGTTTTCCATCAAGAAATTAGTAACAGCACCGATGCTAGTAAATGTAGCACTAGTGTTCCCAACTGTTGTATTACCTGAGCTCCATGGGTTAACCCATGAATCTTTTCCAAAGTAGATTTCCTGTGCTTTACTTGAATCTACCACTGCTACGTTAGCCAAATGTACTGCTGGTGCACCGGTTCCGTCAACTGCTCGACGAATTTGTCCTAGTGTGTTGGTAGTAGTTAATAAAGACACATTAGAACTAATGTTTGCAAAAGTACCGCCTGCGTCGTAGACATTACCTTGTGTAACATATACATTTCCGTTGTAGGCAACTTCTGATCCTGTATCAACTGCTAAATTAGCTGTCCACGGTTGAGTAAAACTGTAGTTCTTATAGTAGTTAATCTTTTCACCGTTGATAAACACAACACCAGGAATAATTAACCAAGTGCCAGATTCTGACAGTTCAAATCCAGGATTTGGTAATACTGTTGCATCAGCGACCTGAATAAAATTGTCGGTAACTGATAGATTTGAGCTTAGAGTTGTTACATTAGATCCAGGAATTCTATAATAACTAGTGTCATGCAACATTCCGTGTACTACACGCAATCCTAATGTTGTGCCACCAGGAATTACGTTAGCATTTGCGTCAATTTCTCTTGTGTATACTTGTAGGTTTAAGCTATCAAATATAATACCAGGTACTAGTTCTTCTGGTGCGTGACTGCTATAGGTATCAACGTATGCGCCGCCATCAACGTTAATGTCCTCAGCACGAATACCTAAGTTTGCATCAGTGTAGGTACTTTGAATGTAAGTATCAATCAATGCCGCGTTGGCCGCAAAATCTACGTTTGAGCTAAATCTCAATCCTTGTACTTTAACTCCCGGATATTCAATACCTTTTAGTAACTGTGGCAAGTCGGCAGCAACTGATCCAACCGTTGGCTTGTAATAAGCTGTAATTCTATCAGCGGCATTATCAAAATAGTCGCCTGTTACTTTAACAAAGTTTGTATAATCAAAATAATCAAGGCTAGCAATATTAGCATTTGCTCTCCAGGCCACTCCGTCAAAACTTACAACAGTATTGGTAGTGAATGTTAAGTTTGGTTGCCATGTAACAACAGATGAACTATAAGTAGTTCTATCAAACTTTAGAGTACTGCTAACTTTTCTTGTTTTGTTGTTAATTAATCGTGCGTAAGCCTTGGCACCAGTGCCTGTGCCATTGATAGTAACAGTAGGTGTACTTGTATATCCGGCCCCAGGATTTGTAACTTCTATACTGTCAATTTCTCCAGTTGCAAAGTTAATGTATGCTTCTGCTGTGGCTCCTGTACCGCCACCGCCAATTATTTTAATTTCTGGAGTTGTTATAAACCCAGTGCCAGGAGCATCAACAGCAATGCTGTCAACGCTATAAGTGTGTCCTGTTTTCCAGTTGCTATACTTGCTTTGATTTAATCTCACAGAATCGCCAGCTCGCTCACCGTTTGGACTACGATATGTTCTAGTCGCTGTGTCATAGTAGCTAGGTAAGTCGAAGTCGGTGACATCTCCGTAATAGAAGTCGTCGCCGCTATAGTTCAGTAGATACTCTCTGATTTGTGTTCTGTAAGGCTTGACTTCGTTGATATACTCAAGATAATAATTTTGGTTATCCTTGATGAAGCTTGGGAACTGTTCTAGCTTACGAAGTTTATGAACTACGTTAATAAAACTGGTCTTGAATATCCAGTCCACGTTCTTTTGCTCTGCTAGTATATAATCAATAACAATAAAGAATAATTTGTTAAATTCTCCTTTAAGTTCTCCAACAAATATATCATTTTTAATTGCGTTAATAATTTGTCGTATTTCTAAACTTGGAGTTTGGTCGTAACGAATATTATCGTAGTTGTCCTGGTCATAGCTCATCTTACCCTTGGATAGGTTGTAGATAATGTCCAGTAACTGTATAGTACCGTTTTCTAAGCCAACTAACGTTAATGTCAAATCTCCATTAACACGATAAATCTCAAATTGGCCAGTGCTACCGTAGCGAACTTTAACAGTTGTTCCAGCAACTAATTTAATCTTAGCAATGTCTTTGAATTCATCAACTAGATAATTAATCTTTGTGCTAGGATCATAGTCGCTAGCATACCAATTCACTTTTTTCCAGTACAAATCTGTTTTATAACTTTGAATTCTACTTAATGTAAATCCTGCTTCAGTTAATGTGTAAATTGTCCAAAGATTACTATGCATTGAATCTGATTCAACTAAAACTTTATACCCAACGTCAAGAGAGCTTGTATCAATATAAGACAACTCTTCAGCAGTTGCCGCTACAGTATCCCATTGGTCGCCGGCTATGTTGTCGGGCAATGATTCTTCGGCATACATGTTGTTTAGATTATACAATACAGATATAGGATGCTTTGCAAATATACCATTGGCATATCTTACAAAGTTCTCAAGTGCCGCGGCGCGATTGGCTACCATAGTCTGTCTTGGGCGAATACCAATACCTAGTCTGTCAACTTCACTTAATGTGTTGTCAGGAACAACTTGTCCTAGTCTATCCAACCCAGCTAAACTGTCTATTAGCTTGTCAATGATCTTTTCTGGCAATACATTGGTATTGTCGCTGATCAATTCAAATTCACTGTGGATAGTATTACTATTTCTAATATTGGCATAATCAATATGCAATACTATGTCAGAACTTCTTAACAGGTCTTTAACGCCAACTAAGCCAATAGCGTTTGATGCCAATACAGTTGCATAAGGTACGCCTTGTAGTTGCGGATTTTCAATAATGTTTGCAATACTTGAAGTGCTGTTGTTCTTTCCTTTAGGTGCAGTATTCTTTTTGTTCTTTACCCAGAAATAATACTTAGTTGTAATCACACCAGACGATGCATCAACATTGGTTACTATGCTATATGCTTCGTTGTCTTGCCACAGTGGTACACCGTCGCCACCTTGTTCTTGGTATAGGCTAGGTAATACATCGCTTTCGACCCATTCGTACACATCAACGCTACTACCAGGGAATAACGACCCCCAATTTTTTTGTCTGTATGTTAAACTATCTTGCTCGTATTCAACATAACGTATAGTACTTAGATCCCACCAAATTGATCCAACTTGTTGATTGCCCCAATAATAATTAGAATTATACGTACTCTGTTGATCAGCCCAGCCAGCGACTGTGTTGTAAGTGGCAGGATCAAATGTTGTTTTATAATCTATATCTTGTTCGGCAATACCAAGGATTTTACCTTTAACTGGATCAATATAATCCAAGTTGTTGATAATTGTATTTTTAGACTTATCGTAAACAAACAATCTGTTTACACTATCAATGTCTACTTTAGCCTGTTGTTGTCTAATAAGTTTCCAAGATGTGGTATCAGTTACATTTTCGAATAGGTGAACAATACCGCCGTTGGTTGTATACTCATCATTGAGAGGAGCGCCAACAATACTAAAAGTTTTTCCAATATCAATTGATGCGCCGTAGTTGTCGTATCCGTTGATTTTTGCACTCATTAACTGCTGTGCGTAGACGAAATCGCCTACATCTGCAACACTTTCGACAGTATTCTTCAATAGTTCGTATTGATATACTGCACCACTGTTCTTGACTTGATCTACAAAGAAAGTTGAAACCTTGTCAAAAGTTGTAGTATTGTTATCTATAGTGGTTGGCTTGAAGGTACTGGCTTTTTCGCTAGCCACCAACAATGTTGTTCCTGTGTCGTTAACTGCAACACGCTGACCAAAATTTTCTCCCTTACCAAAATCAGGATGTTTGATAAGTTGACTTAGTTGGTAAGGCTCTAGTCCTAATTCAGCCAATGAAGTATTGCCAAAATCTCTAAATGTCAATTTGACAGTTGACGACTTATTGTTGCTGGTAATTGACAATTTACCGTTAACGGCCATTGCCGACACTCCTGGCAAGTTTGCATTATTAATATCATTTACTACATCAGCAACTGTTGTTCCTAAAAACTGAACTCTAAATCCGTTGATGTAAATTGCATTACCGACTGTTACTGTTGGATTAGATGTTTTACCAACTGCATACCCTGTTATTTTTGCTGGGTCTGTAAATCTATAGACCACGCCGTTTTGATAATTTGGTTCACTGTATAACGGAGCTCCAATAAACAAACTAGAGCTAGTAGAATCAACTGCTATTGTTGTACCAAACTTGCTATTTTGCGTTGGAGTATCTTGTGTTAGTTTCTGCACAAAATCAAGACTTGATTGTGTTATTGTAACTATTCTACCAGATTCTGGTGCATCATAGAATCGTATATACGAGTCAATGACCTGATAATCAACTCCCGGAATCTGCACCGTGTTGTTTAACATAACCACGGTATCATCATTTGAAGGCTCGTGTGTTATGAAAGTATTGATGCCAGCAACCGTACGGAAACTTTGACTTCTGCGAGCATAAACATACACTGAGCCGGCTCGTATTTTTCCGTCAATGGTTTGTTCTGGTGCACCAATGTAAACTTCTGATCCGTCATAGTTTGTGGCCACTGAGGCGCCAAATAAGTCGCCTACTTCTGCATCGCTGGCTTCAATTTTTCTATTGAAGTTGTAATAAGGAGACTGGGAAACCACCAGCGTATCTGCTACAGGTGCCAACGGAGTCATGCCATCGCCGTCATAGAAAGAAATAACATCACCAACAACTTTATATTCTAACTCTGGAATATATCGTTTATTATTTGTGCTTATAGTAATGCTAGATGTGCTGATTGGCGTAAAAGATAAAGTAAATTCTGTATCTGTGCCGTTTGCTAATAGTTCTTCTCGCTTGATGTCTAGATCGGTTACTAATCTATATGCATACACACAACTGTCGCCGGAGCAACCAACATATAACCATTGGTTGTCTTGGCTAAGTGCAAGCGCCGACCCAAATTTAGCATCGGGACTGCCGTGTAAATAATCTACTATAATCTGTCCTGTAAAGCCGCCAGTTGGTCCAACGCTAAACACGTAAACTACACCTTGATTGTCAAAACTTTCTGGTGCTCCAACTGCCACAATATAATCGCTTACATCGATAGTAGATCCAAATCCCTGTATTAATTCGTTTTGAGATCTAAGAGTGTTGGTCTGAATAAACTCGTTTGATGCTGTCTTGGTAAAAGTTTTAACTTCGTTCTTGCCTGGTGCACCAACAACAATTAAGTCAGTGGTGCTACTGATTTTTGAACTAATACCAAAATGTAAATTATTTGCATATTCTGATATCTGCGGAGCTACGTAGTCTTTTAACTCCCAAGGACTGGTTTTTTCAAGTACTGCCCACTTGCCATCACTGTAGTTGTCAATCCAAACACGGTCACCATCAATCCAACCGTGGTCAGGAGTTATACCAACAATGTCAGTTGGCTTTTCAACGCGAACACTCTCAAGAGTAAAGAATGCACCACGACCGCTTACTGTTTGTAAATTTCTAAGAACTTCTTCATTCTTATGCATAAACACTCTAACAGATTTGGTTCCTGTGATCTCAGCAACTTGATAGAATCCGTTAAACTGTGGATTAAAGTTCTTAAATGCAAACACGTTGCCTACTTCTAGGTCGTGCGGATTACTTAATTCCACTGTCATGAATCCATCAAGATCGTGACTTAAACTTACTACCAATAGGTTTGATTCGTTAACACGATATACGTCCCAGACATCGTCAAAGTTACGTGCTACCCATAACTTATAGCCCTTGCCTAAATTATTAATGACCGCGTCTAGATCTGCATAGTATGAGAAATAGTATAGCGTTCCGTCAACGTCGTTTAAGTTAACATACCCTGCTGTCAAAGAATCGTTGGCATAGTTACTGTTTTCATCTCTGTTGAAGAATATATTCTTTTTATAGTATTCAGGACGACGATATAAATCTTTATTTTTTATAGTTACAAATCCTGATTCAAAAATACTATCAGCAGTATCTGCAAAAATTACTCCGCTTGGGTCATTGGTATATAAATCTTCGTGTAGCACAACCTCAAGGCTTTGGTCGCTTTCTAATGCGCCGTACTCACCTACTCGTATAGCCCATTCTTCGTAGATATCAATGTCGCTGGTAATGTTGTTAAACTGAGCGTTGGTTAAACCAGTAATTGCGTTTACTGTTCCTTTTTGCTTAATGTATCCTTGGTAGAACTTGGCTTGACTAATTTGATCTAAACTAAAATCGCTTAGATAACTTCTATTTCTGAATCCAATTAATCCGTTACTGTAATCATCAAGGCCACCATCAACTGGTTGATTATCAATGTCATAAATGTTCTCAAACTTTTGTGCATTGTAAGCAAAGTTAGGCAATAGACCTGTTTTAATTGTCAAGCGGTCAATCATTTGCCAATTGCGTCGATCAAATTCTGCTGATGCAATTACATTAACTAAAGCAGTATAATATTGCTCTTTGAAATTAACAATTGCACCCTTACGATAATCAACGCCAGGTTGCCATGTGTCCACTGATGGGCTGTTATACACAAATCCTGGAGGATTTAAGTTTCCTGTCCAGTCGGCAGTTTTGTTTCCAACGATCTTTAATCGGTATTGTCTATTTCCTAGCTCGGGCTTGTAGATAACATCATTAAACACCGTGGTATTGTCAAATACCAATGCGTGTTCATACTGCACTACATCCAACTCAATCAAGCCGATTGTTTGATTGTTAATTGCTGTTAAACCAAATTGATTGCCATCTCTGACTACACTAAATTGATTGTTTTTAATAATGCTAAAGTTGTGATCAAGAATCTTAGATCCAAAGCTAGCATTTTCTACAAAGTCAACCACACCAGCATTTGAAATAAACTTAACGCTGTTGTATATAGGACTTAATATAATTAAACTACCTGCAGTCCATCCCTGCTGACTCCAGGTTAAAAACTCTTTAGCACTTAGTACCCAGTCTCTTTGTGATTTTAATGCTTCGTCTGTTTCGTCAAATCGATAGCCAAGACCTGTTAAATAACGACCGTAGCTAACTAAAAAGTCAACTACTTGTTGTCTTGTTTTAAATTCAAAGCCATAAGGAATAGTTACTTTTCTACTCTGGAAATCTTTGTAGATTACTGCCTTTTGATTTACAGCACTAATCGAGTAAGTATTGTTGTTTGCTAAACTAGGAACAATAGTAAAGAACGGATTACTCATGTCATATCCGCTTACAGTATAGCCGTTTTCACTGCGTTCAATGATAACCGCACTATATGTTGCTTTCTTTACTTGACTTGACTTGTGTAGGTGTACACGATAGTTTTCGTCAGGTATGATAATACTATTATTTGTGCTGGTAGGGCTCGATTGCTCTGCGAGAACTTTAATATATTTTTGATCAGTGTATCCGGCAACTTTATAAGATAAGCGAACATCGAGATTGTCTATAGCCTGTCTCACAAAACTAGCACCTGTTATTCCTCTGCTGTGTACAAAATCTGTTATCCAGTTTAAGTATCCAGAACATCTTTGTATTTCGCCAGTTGCTGTCTGCTCACCGTTAATGCACACAGTAGTTGGTGTGATTCTCTGCTTGGTATCTGATCTTACCAATTGGTCAATTGTACTATTTCTAAAATATTCGCTGATGTTAATTAATGCACCAAAATAGAATGCCGGCTTTAACAACGCAATGGCTTGTTGCAATGCGTAAGGATAATCACTGCTACGTCTCCATGCTGTTTCAACTGGCCCTTGGTCTCCTACTGCAAAACTAGCATTTAGCGAACGACTGTCAAAATTACCTACTGCAAATTTTTCAGGACTAATTAATGCACCATATTCGTCAACTGGAACGTGATTTAACAACTGAGGACGCTTGAATCTGTTGTCAATGCCGGCTCTTGGACCAGCATGTATGTAACCACGACTTAAATCTTCCCACAATAAAGTATTACCGCCGGTGTATGGAGCCGCACCGTAACGATCTTGCCACCATAATGGCTCTTCAGAGAATCCCAACATTTCCCATGGATGTGTGTGAGGACGATCCGTATCAAACCAATAGCTGTAAATGGCACGCCATGTACCTGGCAACGGTGCTCCGTTGATGCTGTCTGGTAATTTTTTATAATTCCATGTCCAGGCATTATTTTCAACAAAGTAGTCGTTGTTAGTAAAGTTTACACGGTTTAATCCTGTCCACTTTAAGAAACTCTTTGTAAGTACACGATTAAATTCTTGTAAAGAATACTCAGTTGAGCGGAACTTACCAGGAACAAAATCGTATAGCTCAAGGATGTTAGTTTCAAAGTCAATTTTAATATTGTTATAGATACGCTTTTCTAATTCCAATAACAAATCATCTCTATAGTCATTGAAGGCCGGAGTAATACTTCCGTCATGTCCTCTAATAACATTACCAGGAACTTGATATGTATCATCAAGATATAACGCAGGTTGATAGTTTGGATATAAGCCAAGTTTACTTGGTGTTTCTGGTATGTAGGAACCATCTGTATCTAAAAACTCAACTACCGTTAGTTTATCATCTGCAGAAAGGTCAACAGAATCATTGATAATCACTGCCGCACGATCCTGTGGGAAATAATAGTCCCGACCTTTAACCAATTGTACATCGTTTAGATATACTAGTGTTGCACGGTTGCTTAATAGTTTGTCGTTGAATACACCGCTGATTTCGTATTGTTTAATCAGTGGGTTAATAACAGTATATGAATGAATAGTTGTATTATCCCCGTATGGTACCATATCACTGTAGTACCACGGGAAGCTCTTATTTTTAACCAAGTTGATATTCTTTAGAATCGCGTCAACGCTGCCACGAATGTCGTTGGCACTAACTTCGTCTAACTTAGTTGCTAACTCTAAGAATTTATTTTTAAACTTAACATATTCATTTGCCGCAAAGTTTAAACTTTCAACAAAGTTAATGTTTTTATCATTTAAGAATATGTTAGAAAATATCAGCGGATGGCCGTGCTGTAATAAACTACCGCCGGTGGTTTTATAATTAATATCTCGTAGTTTTGTAAAGTTACCACTATAATCAGTAATTAACTTGGTATTCTGCTTGATAATATCTACGTGATTTCTCAATTGACCTAGTGTCAATGATTCAAAGTTTAAATTCAGTGGATTAAACTCAAGGTTGTCTGGTGTTTCGTAATAACCAATATTGCTAGAGTCTAAGCTGTAGATAGAAATATCAATCTTATCATTGATTTGCAATGATTTTAAAATCTCAACCGTTTGCTTGACGCCAACTTTTCTAAATTGGTATTCGCTACTGCTCAACAGTACATTGTTTACAAAAACTTTAATGTAAGGAATAGCCTTTTCAGTTTCAGGCAATATATCAATTTCAATGAAATTGGTTTCTCCGGTATGCACGGTGCTGATTATCTGATACTGCTTGGTTTTTTCTGCAATCTTTGACCAAACGTTGCGATTTTCAAACTCAACTAGCCCTTGGTATTGTCTTAAGAATCCGCTGTTAACCGGAACACTTAATGTGTCCTGCCCCAACAAATACGTAACATCAATGCTGTCAAATTTATTATCAAATTCGATATCTCCAACGCTGTTAAAGTTTTTGTAGCTTAACGGAAATCCCAGCACAACATCGTTGGTGCCAGTTCCTTTTTTGTAACTAAAAATTTCTGTTCCGTCAAAATTTGAATTTAGATAAACGTTGGTGTTAGAGAAGCTATTGCCATTGGCATCAAATACATCAAACAACGGTGCTTGATTAATGCTAGACTTAGCCTGTCCTTCAATCCAGTTGGTGCCATTATACCAATAGCTTATTCCCTTGTTACTGCCTTGCAGTACGATTAAAGTATTGCCTTCAACAATATTGCTGTCATTGGCTTCAATTAAATGAATTTGTGTTTGTGTGCCCGGTAATCCGTCAACATCAATGAACGTCACTCGATAAATCTTATTTTTAACAATAGGGTCTGTTTCAGCGGCAAATATCACACGCATGCCTTCTGTTAATTCAACACCATTTAAGGTATAAGACGTACTGCCTTCTACATCTGTAAAGGCATCTGTTATTGTTAGATCTAAAATATCAACTGGAGCTTTTGCAAGTCGACCATAATTAAACAATTGAAGATTTTTTTCAAATTCAATAATAGGTCTTGCGGCTCGTTGAGATTGACTCGGTAATGTTGATGTATTGTTATAGGCCGCTGTATCAGTAATTACATCAATATGAAACCATCTGTTACTGCGTGACCATGGATTGCTGTCTTGACTATTTCTGTTGATAGTAATATAGTCTGGTGTCTCAATTCCGTTCTCAGCCCAGGTTTCGGGAGTTATCAACTCACTGACTTTAATTAAACTAATTGAGCTTCCTACACCATCTACATAATATTCGTTACCAGCATATTCTGCTGGGGTTACTGAACTGTCAAAAGAAACTTTCAATCCGTTAGTAAACTTTATTTTATTAGGGCTAATGTAACTTGATTTTCCTAGAATATCTTGTTCTACGTCAATGGTATAAGAGCCAGGGTCCACTAGTTTAATTTGTCCCACTAGGCCCGGAGAGGCGCTGTCTTGGTAAAATAATCTGTCTAATGTTGCAGTGATAGCAGGAACTTCTGCATACACATTGTTAAAATCTACAAAGTATTCTTTGGTTGCACCAATAACACCAGTCTTAACAAAAACTTTTTCGCTACGGGCAACAGTTTTATAAATGTTTAGTTTGATAATAAAGTCGCTGCCATGCGGCACCAAATCAATTTTCCATACTGAAGTACGATCTGCTTCAGGAACAACATAGCCGGCATTGGCGCTAAAGCCTGCAGGAGGCGTTGGGAAATCAGGGTTTGTCCAATTTACGTTGTCAATTCCTGTGTTAACAAAAATAAGTTTTTTGTTTATTAAGTTAGTTTTAACTCCGTCTATGCCATTGGAGAACTCTGCGAAAAATTCGCTTAATAAACGATTTTGTAATTTTGTATAGTCAATGCTTGTGCTGATATCAACATTGTCCACTAAAGGCATGCTAATATATCGGTCCTGTGCTGTGGTTAACGGCACACGGAAAATAACTTCACCAGTATCGGCTCCGTTGTTTTGAACACCAAACACATCTCTAGTGCTGGCATTAGGACGATTGTCAAACACACCAGTGACACCCGGTGCAGATTGAATCCAGAACTTGGATCCCGGTTGATTTACTTTAAATCTGTAAACACCACCTCGTGCCAATGTAATAACTGGATTAGACTCTATATTGTTATTTGAGAAACTATAACCAACTGCCGCGTTTCTGCTGACAGTGTAGGTTTCCTGTGATGCTACTGTTCCTGCAAACACATCCACTGCATCAGGGCCTTCGGGCAACCAATAGTAATTGTTGAAGTTTACAAACTTATCAAAATCAAATAAACCGTTGTAGGTGTAGCTTTCGCTGTCAAATAAACGACTATGATTGGTTATGTTACCGCCGTAGTAATCGATCTTTTGTAGTAAATCTATGTATCCGCTATAATGATCAATTGTGTCAGTACTTTTATTTTCAACTACTACGCTAGGCTCAAGTTGATAGTTCTGTCTATCACCAGTGGGTTCAATTAAATAATTGTCACCTGCTTTGAATGTAGGAGCAAATTTTCTTCCAACATACCCGTTGATTTTTTTAAAGTTTGGCTCAGAGATTAATTGATCAAGAGTTGCATTTAAAAATTTTCTATTGGTATCAGTCTGAAAAACAGCTGGTAATAAATTAATTGTTTTAATGGCGGCCATTCGTTGTTAACTTCCAGTTAGTTATTAGTATTTAACCCAGCTAAATTTTGGTTGATTTGTGCGGCAGTAATGGCGCTGATAATTTCAACATCATCTACTGTTGCGGCACTGACAATAATTTCGTCGGGCTGTGCATTAATTTGATATAGGTTACCAAACTTTATTGCAGTATCGTTAGGCACAATGATCACAGATGCAATGTTTGGATTCAATGAATTGTGTAAGTAAGCACCTAATTCAGAAAAATAAAATGTTTCTCCAAAGTCCCAATTGTTAATGTCAAAATAACTGTTAATTGCAGCCACTACACTAGTCTTAATATCGTTGTCACTGATAATAATATTAGGATTCTTAACAACTTTAAATCTTGCACGTAGGCTACTGTCAGCCTTGCTACCAAATATTGGTTTAAACTTAGCACTATTGTAGATAATTGTATCACTCATGGCTTTGTAATTGTCAAGATCGCTGAATTCAGTTTTTAGTTCTTCGTTGGTAGGAGGACTCGGCTGTGTCAGCGTATTGCTTGTGTCACGAATCCACGCAATGTAATCGTTGGCATATTGCTTGGTCAGCATGTAAAGATCCATGATATTGTTTGGACTTGGATCGATACGTCGCTGGTTAGGACTGTTGTGACGATACTGGAAGCTCAAGCCACTGCGACCTGTTTTGTAGATGTAATCGGTTAATTCAGTTGTAGTAAACTGTCCGCGGATTGTTTCAAGTCTGTAAAACTTCTTTTCTAGTGTAGCAAAAAATATCTGTCCTTCAAGATAGTTTCCGCTATTCAATAAAATTTCATCTCTGGATGTATAGTCAGTGACTACAGTATTCTGACTACCAATTGCACGGTAACTAATAAAGCTGTTGGTATTTGATTCTGTTCCAAAGAACACAATTTTTTCATTGGCGTTAACCGAAGGAGCTACTACTAATTCAAATAGATCTGGATTGTCAGGTATACCATCGTTGTTGCTGTCTGGGAAAGTAACCAGTACTCGGTTGTTGTTAATATATCCGTCTGCTTCGACCACGTTCTTATAAACAAACCATGTTAAATCTTGCCCAAGTGCTTCAAACGAGTCTGGTTTAGTATTGACTTTTAACAGTTTGATTTGATCGTTTAGTGTTTGTCCTGTTTTACTATCAAAGACTTTTACTTTTTCATCAAAGTAAAACTTAGTTTCTAATTCACTTTCAAAAATATAATCCAGGCCACGATAACTAACCACATACTGGTCGCCGTCATATACTAGCTTAACTAACCAACTTGAGTCAGCACCTGTGTTGGTGTTGTTGCCGGCTGTGGATTGATCAAATGTATTATTACCTAAGTTTTGACTGTTAATTACATGCCATCCGGGAGTTTCTTGTACGCCAGCGCCATTTAATCCGGTACTGTAGCGAAGACCAAAACTCTTGTACACCTGTATGTGGCTCAACATAGTCTGCAATAGTGCAGTTGAAAAATCATTTTCGAACACAGGAATAATTTCACTAACTATTGCCCCTGTTGGCACCTGCTGACTTAGCATCACTTGTTTTGTGGTTGTATTAATGCTATCGACACAAGCATATATAAATTGACGGTCGCCATCGTATCTTGGTACACCGGGTCTAATTAATCCTTGTCCATTGAAATAATAGCCGGTTGGTGCTGTAAATTTAATTAACGCACCCACCACAGCATATCTTAAATTACTGCTGGCGCCAACACCAATTAGTTGGTCAATACCGTTTATGTCAATTAACGTACCTTGGCTGGCATTGGTGAATAAATTACTCTGATTCCATGTGATATTGTCCACAGAGTATCTATTAGAATTTGCATAAAAGAAATGCTGTGTGCTTTTCATTGACACCAATGGACGTACTTGGTTGTACAATGCTTTGTAAATTTCATTGGTTGTTTGGAAACTAAACTTGATCTGACGAATAAACTCGTCGCGATATAAGAAACCGTCTTGTGCAAAAATGTTAGTACTTGAGTACTTGCCGGTTACGTCCAGCACGTCCAAGAATCGGCTGATACCAGAGCTGGTACGGTTAACTGCTTTGGCTTTTAATACTGTACTAAAGGCTGTGTAAGGAAGGATGTTGTAATCCTCGCCTGTAATCATACGATTCTGTGTGTAGTACTGTTGCGGAGCCTTAGTACGAATTTCTTCCAAACTCTCACGTGCTGTAGCATTAGCCACAGTATAATATAAACTAACACGCAAAGTTAATACTTCAACACGACCGCTACGACTTACGTAGCTGATAGGTACGCTGATGTTTTGTATTTCTTCGGGAGTGATCTTGTAGGTTAATCCATTACTTTGACGATAGTAAAATCTGTAACGACCTTGTGGTATGTTAGCAAAAGAACCGTCGCCAAACAATAGATCAATTTGGTCGTTGCTACGAGTATTGATTTGATATAAATTTCTGTCGCTGGTTTGTGTATAGGCAATATTAACACCAGCAATAGCAGGAACGTTGTTCCATACTGTGTCGCTGACTCCCTGACTGTTTAATCCATATAACCAAGTATCTGTGTTATTGATATTATCAAAGTTAACGTTGACTACACGATTTGGTAAACTCTCTGCTAAATTAAATTCAATGTTGTTTAATGCACCTTGTTTAAAGTATACAAAAAATCCAGTGTTGGCACTGCTGTTACCAAGGTTGTCATTGCGGTATAGAATATTAAAACGACCACGTGGGCGTGGTTCTGCTTCATACACGTACGATTTATTTTGTGTAGTTCCACTTACTACTTCGAATGCTGTTTCGTTGCCTTCGACAATAGCACCAAATTTGTAAACAGGAACAACACCAGGAACAATACTTAAAGTATATTCATCAATTTTTATGTTGTTAACTGTTTGACTATTGCCAGGACGGCCAACCACTTGGCTGTTTACTAAAGCTGTGTTAAGAATAGAATTAAACTGTTCTTGCCAATTGTCGTTGGTTGTATCGTTCCAACTAATAACTAAATTGCTAAGATCAATACCGTTGCTGTCAATCACTGACTCAGTGGTACTTATACTGTCAATTTTTAAATAACCAGACGACGATACGTTTCTTTTTGGATTATAGCTAATCAATCTTGCTAACTTGAGAATACTGTCTCGACGTTCGGCAGTATCGATGAAATTTTCACGAGCGTTTAAGTCTGTACGGAACGCAAGACTTTGGCCCAAGAACGCAATAAGGTCAATAAGAGCAATATACTCGCTGGATTCAACAAAGTCGTTGAAATCTTCAGGATAATATGTACGCAAGTAATCAATCATTGTCTTGCGTAATGTTTCAAAGTCGTAGCTTTGGAAATCCGCTTCGCGGAATGTTTGATAGATTTTAGTCCAATCTTGTTGAACTAATAAGCTGGTTTGACGAGTAGTGATAGCCATAGGTTTACCTGTTTTAATGTATTTATTTTAGGTAAAAAACGGCTAGTATTATATTGTACCGCGGGAAATGGTCTGACTAGATTTATCAAAGTTTATTTTTAACGCACTAGATTCGTTGGTAGTAACATAACGTAAATCGACTTCAATTTGAATACCGTAGTCTTTTTCTGTGATAGTAATGTCATCAACACTTAGGCGTGGGTCATAGCCAACTATGCGTTTAACGTCATCGGCTATAACTTCTCGAGTTTCTTGCGTTAAGGGCTCAAACAGAGTGTTCCAAATAATTGTTCCAAAATTTGGATTCATTAGTTTTTCACCTTTACGAATGTTAAAGTGATTGATTAGATCTTGTTTGATTAAGTCAAAATCGGTCACTCTAAATTTTTTGTAACGGTCTATTGTGCTAAAGCCTCTGTATGTACTCATATATGTATTTAACCTTAGTTTTTCTTAGGATGTATATGTACAGGATCGCCTGCAGGATCAAATCTCCAGAGTCCGTACTTGGCCAATATGCCCATGCTATCCATTTCAGCGGCTTGTGGTGTATCCATTGCTGAGCCGCCACCGTGTAATCCAACACGCTGAACCGGTCTACTTACGTTACCGTATCCTGGTACGTTTACTGTAGGTCTACCAGGCAATCTTCCTCCGGCAGCAACCCAACCTTCGTACAGCTTGGTTTGTTGTTCTTGTGTTCGTACAGTACTGCTAACCACCACTTTGCGTCCAGTTGCTTGTTTGTAATCTCGTGCGGCCTGTAACATAGCGTTTTTAAATGTTGTAGTTGCCATTGCCCAATGAGCTTTATCGCCGGATCTGGCTGTCCAAGTAAACACGTCGTCTTCGTTAATGTTTACATCAGCGGCACCAGGAGCATTTGCTACTGTTGCTGTTGCTTGAGGGCTCAAGATATCTATAGCATATCGTCCAATGTTAAAATATTTCTCCCCCGTACTTCCATAGGCATCTGCACCAGACGCAGTCATTCTCCAATTCTTAGCTCCAGTTGGTCCTAGTAGATGTGATGCACAAA